TATTACGAACTTTGTATGAAGGAGTAGGAGGATACACAGCGATGAGGTATCAAAAGATATTTGACAGGTATAAAAAAGATGATTCCATAGATTTTAATACGGATTCAATCTTTAAGGATTGGTTAGCTTTTATGCTTTCTTATTGGACTTCTATTGGAGGGCCAAAAATGTATGGCATACAAAACACTACTGATAATGAAATTGCTAGATTATTAAAACAAGCAATTGATTATGGTAGAAAAAATAATCTTTCCAATGACGAGGTTAACAAAATGGCGATTCAGTTGTTAAAAGATGGATCAATAAACAACGCAAGAAGTTTAATGATAGCAAGAACTGAAACACATCAAGCTTTAAGCACAGGAGCATTAGGAGCAGCACAAAAAGTTAACATACCTTTGCTAAAACAATGGGTAGCTGCTGAATATCCGACAAAGACAGGAATGCCAAGATATTGGCACAAGGCTTTGGATAGTCAAACAAATCCTGATGTTGGCGGAGTAAGAATACCAGTAAATGAACCATTTATGGTAAACACTCCAAAATACGGTGTAATAGAAATGCAATATGCACACGATGCAAGTGGAGGAGCAATGAATAATTGTAATTGCCGATGCTGCACGGTGTATGTTGACTAAACAAATAAATATGAGTAATTTTTATAACAAAAAATCGGTAGAAGGTGCTCCCATAGATATGGTAGACAGCAATAGAACCATTATGGTTTATTATTCTGCTTTTGGTAATGTAGATAGCGATGGCGATATAATTACGCCAGGTGCTTTTACTAAAACGTTAAAGGAAAATGGTCCTCAAGCTAAAAACAGAGTGTGGCATCTAATGAACCACTCTACTGACAAGCCAATTGCTAAACCTTTCAGTATGGAAGAAGATGCTTTTGGCTTAAAAGCTCAAGTTAAACTACCTAATACTACATTAGGTAATGATTTGTATGAACTATACAAAGCAGGTCACATTACTGAACACTCTATTGGATTTCAGACTGTAAAGTCACAATCTAAAGGGCAGTTCAATGAAATCACGGAAATTAAATTGTTTGAAGGTTCTTCAGTTTTATGGGGAGCCAATCCTAATACTCCAACAGTAAGTGTAAAATCAGAAGAAAAACCTGAAATAATTGATGAAATCAATAAAACGATTAAATCTTTAAGAACAGGAAATTTTACAGATGCTACATTTGAATTGCTAGAATTAAGATTAAAGCAATTACAACAATATCTATCAGAAATCGAAAACAAAGATTCAATTATCGAAGGTTCACAACCGCTTGAAAAAGCATTGGAAGAAGTCGAAAATCCGAATGTTAAGGTTGAGATGGAAATTGTCAATTATTTACAATCATTTAAAATTTTTAACTAATGAACTTAGAAGAAGTAAAAGGTGCCTTTGACGGAGTTAAAACCGATGTTAAAGAAGCATTTGAATCTGCAAAAGCAGAAAACAATAAAGCAATCGAATCAGTAAAATCTGAGATTGCTGTATTAAAAGACGAATTGGATAAATTCCAAGCAAAAAATAATTCAAAAATGAATAATCAAGAAACAAAATCATTTAATAGTTCTTTGGCTATTGAAATTGAAAAAAATGCAGATTCTATTGCTAGATTTGCAAGAAAAGAATCTAAAAGCTTTGGCTTTGAATTAGACACTAAAGCAACAGTAATGACTGAAACAGCAAATTTGACTGGTTCTATTCCTCGTGAATATGCTAATCAAGTTTATGCTTATCCAACTCGTAAAGTACACGTTAGAAATTTATTGCCAATCGGAAGTATTTCTAATGGTATTTTTACTTTCCCAGTAGAAACTGGTGAAACAGGAAGCGCAGCAGTACAAACAGAAGGTAGTGCAAAATCTTTTATGGATATGTCTGTAACAATGACAGATGCTCCTGCTCGTTACATTGCAGGTTATTTACAAGTTTCTCGTCAAATGTTAGAAGATATTCCAGCAATGACTTCTTTCTTACAAGCTCGTCTTTTAGAAAGATATTTATTAGCTGAAGATGCTCAATTATTAAATGGTACTGGAAGTGGTATTAACTTAAAAGGTTTAACAGTTGCTGCTTCTGCTGCTACTGGTACTTCTACAGTCGATGTAGAACAATTAGTTGATGCTATTGCACAAGTTGCTACTGCAAACTATAGTGCTAATGGTATTTTGATTAATCCAACAGATTGGGCTGCTATCTTAAAAACTAAAACTTCATCTGGTCCTTATTCAGTTCCAGGTTCTATTGTAATTGACAATCAAGGTGGTGTTCAAATTGCTGGTATTCCTGTTTATCAATCTACAGCAATCGATGTTGATAAATTTTTAGTTGGTGATTGGCAAATGGGTGCTCAAATTATGCAACATACTGGTATTGGTGTTCAATTTGCTGAATTTGATAGTGATAATTTCCAAAAGAATTTAATTACAGTTCGTGTTGAGGCTAGAATTGCATTCCCAATTTATTATGGTGGAGCATTCGTTTACGGAGATTTCGGTAACGTAGCTTAATCCTAACATTTAGATAAATATAAGGGGTAGTTAATAGCTACCCCTTTTTTGTGTATTTTTGTAAAAATTATAAGGATGCAAATAATAAGAGATGTTGCTACAATTTCAGAATCAACTACGGAAGTTGTAACATTGGCTGAAGCAAAAAACTATTTGAGAGTTGATTTTAATGATGATGATATTTTAATACAAGGTATTATTGATTCTTCAATCAAAAGACTTGAACAATATGGATCATTTTCAATGACTCCTAAAACATTACAAACAATTGCTTATGTTGATAATATCATAGAATTACCATATACTCCAATTGGATATATAGTTCAAGTTGAATATTTTAATGGTTCAGATTGGATTAACTTAACTGAAGGCGGTGATTACGTAGTTTATGGAACAAACTATAAAAAAGTTAGAATAATATCTTATCCTCGTTCTGATTATAGATTTACTTATACTTGTGGGTTTGATACGCTTCCACATATCATTAAACAAGCCACTTTAAAGCTAATTGCCGACCTTTATGATTACAGGCAATCAGAAAGCCCATCTACTCATGTTAGTGAAAATATGATGACCGCATACGAAATGATAGAGCCTTATAAACGTACAACTATATTCTTATAATGATTAGCCAATTTAGACAAAGGATAGTTTTTAATAGTAAAACAGGTGTTTCAGATGGATCTGGGGGGTTTGTTAATACTTTGACACCATATTACACTTGTTGGGCTCAAATAGCAAAAGAAACAGGTGGTAAAACCAATATATCTGGGAATGATTCAATGAAAGATGATATTATTTTTAGAATAAGATGGGCTCAATCATTAGTACTTGATAATAAATTAGTAATAACATTCAATAATCAGAAATATTTAATAAATTCAGTTATCATAGAAGATAATGATTATAAATATTATCTAATATATTGTGCATCAATGAGTTAATGGCATTTATAGATTTTAAATTAGAAGGATTAAGTTCACTTCAAACATATTTTACTACAGCCCCTGAAAGGTTATTAGTTAAAGTTTCTAAAGAAGTAGATAAAACACTTGCTGCGATTGAGAAAGACGCTAAAATAAAAGCTCCTTATGATACAGGTGCTTTGCGAGAAAGTATTAGAAGCTATAGATTAAATGAAATTGATGCATTAATTGTTGCTGGTGATCCAAATAGAAGTAATAGTAAAGGCCATTTGGTAAATTATGCTGGATACCAAGAATTTGGTGTTGGTGCAGGTGGTTTTGGAAGAGGTTTTGGTATACCTTCTTTTAATTTTATAAGTGGCACAGAAGTAGCGGATTATGCTTCAAAATTTAGAAAAGGAAGTAGCAACAAAAAAATTAGGGTGCCATCAACTTCATTTATGTTTACATCATTTGACAAGCATTATGGCAAGATGGTTGAAAACATAAAGAAGATCAAAATATAATATAAATATTATTCGTTAAATTTGTAAAAAATGAAGGACTGCGGATACGCTATAAGAAAGGGATATTATGATAAACTTATTGGCGCTTCTTATTCACTTGGGGTTTATGATACCATAGCACCTGACGAACAAGAGCCACCTTTTTTGATTATCAGTAGTCAGACTTCATCAGAGGATAGTGACAAGACAAGTTTTAACTTTAATGTTTCTATTCAATTTGATATAATTTATAGGACTTTTAAAGCAGGTGAAGTAGGTCAAAAAAGTGTAGATACCTATGCAAATCAACTACTTACTATAATAGGAGTTGGAATGTTAGATTATCCTAATACTTCGCCTGATTTTAAAATAGTTACTAGAAAAATGATAAAGAATGATGCAGCATTTGATTATATCGATGAGGCTTATATTTTTAGAAGGGTAATAATAATGAATCATTTCGTGAATCAAATAACATAAAGTAAAATAAAATAAAATGGCAACAACAAACGTATTTAACGGTACAAACCTCGTAATTTTAGTAGGGACTGAGGTTGTAGCACACGCAAAAAACTGTTCTTTAAGCGTAAAAGCTAACTTACCAGATGCATCTACAAAAGATAGCTTAGGTTGGGCAGAACATATTGGTGGACAAATGTCTTGGTCTTTAAAGACTGATGGCTTAGCTACAGTACAACCAACTGCGGCTACTTATATCGTAGGAGATATTTTTACTGCATTAACTGCAAGAACTGCTGTAACCGTTAAGTTTACAACTTATAATGGTACAACTACAATTGCTGGTGATTTAGTTTGGTCAGGTAGTGCTTTTATTGAAAGTTTAGATATGACTGGAGATATGGAAGCTCCTGTTACATTCTCTGCTTCTTTCACAGGTACTTCTACTTTGACTCAAGGAACTAATGCCTAATATAACCAACCAAAAAAACAAACCAAAATGAGAGGACAATTTGAATTAACTCTTTCCGATGGGAAGAAGATACCGATGCGTTTTTGTACGTGGAGTCTTAAAAGAT